CTGAACTCATTCTCCGAGCAACAGTTGGTTGATTGCGATAACCGCAAGAACGGCGGCAAGGATATGGGCTGCAATGGCGGTCTGATGGACAGCGCGTTTGAGTGGATTGACAAGAACGGAGGTCTATGCACCGAGTCTGCGTATCCCTATGTTTCTGGTACCACCAAGACTGCTGGAACTTGCCAGACCTCGTGTTCGGTGGTTGGCAACAGCAAGGTGTCGTCGTACACTGATGTTCCTGCCAACTCCGATTCCGATATGATGGCGGCTATTGCTCGTCAGCCAGTGTCTGTGGCAATTGAGGCCGACCAACAGTCGTTCCAACTGTACAAGTCAGGTGTGTTTACTGGTGCGTGCGGAACCAACTTGGACCACGGCGTCTTGGTAGTCGGATATGGCAACCTGTCTGGTTCTGATTACTACCTTATTAAGAACTCTTGGGGAACCACTTGGGGAGATAAGGGATACATCTACGTTGGACGCGGACCCGAATTTAACAACGGCGCTGGCCAGTGCGGCGTGTTGATGCAGGCGAGTTACCCTGAACTATAAGTCGTTGCGCGATAAGCACAATGTGCTGTAATAAAAAAATATATAGAATAGAAATACAATTCTACACATTTCAATACAAAAATCCCATAAAAAATAATTGACTTGTCCTTGCCAGACAACAATTCAATTACTTTTATGTTATTTATATTTTTTACGCGGCAATTGGGTTAGTTGGTTTGGTGCCTAGCGCAACTGCCATACCGCGAATCTCTTCGTTCATCATGTTGCCACGCTCTTTTGCTTCGGCATCCAGATCATTTATAATGTCCCATATGCTGTTATCTATGGAAACCATATGATCAACCGCATTAACGTTGGCGGGTCTTGATTTGCCGCATCTGCCAGTGACCAGTGTGATTAAGTCAACCATTGTGATGCCCTTCTCTTGTAAAACGGTTGCGATTTCTTCGGCTGTCGCTTCATCCTCTTCTTCTTCCTCTTCACTCTCTTCCTCGTCGCTCTCGTCGTCGTCGCTATCTTCCTCTTCATCCTCGTCGTCGCCTTCTGGCATATCTACGAGAGAGGCTCTGCAATATGGGCACGCATTGTTGTATTGCATTGAAGTCGCAATGCACTTGAAACAGAACTGGTGACCGCACTCGGTTGTGCAGCAGTTCTTGCTTCCAATGCTCTCATAGCATATAACGCATTCGGTAACTTCGGCAAATTCTGACATATTAATACTCTTTTGAGATTGTTGGATACTTTTTATTTTCCTATAAAAAGTATTCAATTTTTTGGCGGGATTGTTATGTAAAACCCATTATTTTGTTACAATGTTACACTAAATATCGTTGGCGAAACTCTGTCGGGGTCATTATAGGAATAGACAATTTACGCGCTTGTACCAATTTTGAACTGGTGGAATTGACATCGGGGGTTATCAGCACATACGTATTGGATGATACTGCGCTTCCTACCGATGCACCAATTTCAGCCAATCTTGCTTCTAATTCTTTATCCCGCGTTCCACTCATTACAATCACCTTCTTATATAATTCATGGGTAGTTTGTAAAGGAGCAACCTGCGTAGCTGTCGCTTGCGCCATTAGTTTGCATTCCAGCCCAGTTTCTTGCAAAAAGCTTATAAACTTCGGTATATTATCCACAAAGTTTTCAGCGGTCTTTGCTGCCATACCCTTTAAATCGGCTAATTTCCGCTTTTTATCGGCGATGCTTTCACTAGATACAAGCACATTCGGATATTCGTCCAATATTAGTCCGATTTTCTTTGTACTAAAACCGCGCCCGAACATATTGGATGCCGCCATAATTGTCGGCATGGTGGCTTTTTCAACACTTGACGCTATATTATCGCGTATCTTAGTCGCCATTTTGTCTTTGAACCCGTCAATCGTGAGGAAATCGTCCTTGCTCATGCGCATAATCTTTGCGACAGTATCAAAACCTGCCTCCATTATTCGTTTTACATTTCCCTCGCTCAGTCCATCTACTTCTATTCCACGGAAAAATCCAGTAATATTCTTCTCCATTACGCCCGCATCATTGTCCTTGTCTTCCAACATAACGTCCACCTGACTTTCATTCCATATATACGGCACACTTGGCATCTTTCCTTCGTCCGCGGGTGTAATTACATCCTTGATGTATGGAATGACATCACCACTACGAATGATATTTATAAGTGCTCCCACCCCGATGCGATTGTTTCGGATAAATGCCCCATTAAATCCAGTTGCATATTCTATCTTTACACCACTTAAATGAACTGGCTCTATTTGCACGCGCGGCTTTAAATATCCATCCTTGCTCGCGGTCCAATGAACGTCCACCACTTTTGTTTCTGCCATTTGTTCGGATAAAACCATCTTAAATGCAAAGGAGTGGTCGGGATTGCCCAATTTGCGGGGATAGATTTTGTCATTGGTTACAATTACTCCATCAATCTCATATTCATAATCCCCTCGCCATTGCACCAGTAATCCAGACAAGAGTTCATTTGTTATATCTGGACGAACGCCATTACGTACTGTATTAAATCCGTTATTTTGCAAGAATGCCATCTGCTCGCTTGGCTCAATCGATGGAACCAATGCCTCATATGCTACAAAATGAATGTCGTGTATTACGTCGTTCACATTGAGACGATTGATTGTTCCAGCAATTAAGTTGCGCGGATTAGCGAAATGATCCTTGTATTTGGCATTGAATGTTGCCTTTGTCATTATAAATTCGCCGCGAACAACTGCATTCTCAACCTTGGGCAAATTCAAGTAAGGCAAAAAATGACTGATATCTTGACCGACCGTTCCATCCCCGCGAGTATATAATTTGAGCGCGCCATTCTCCGTGCTATATAGACCACTTACGCCGTCCAGTTTGCACGACATTACGTATGGACCGCTGTACTTGGACTTCCAATTAGTTAATGCAGTTGTATCAGGTTTAATTTTATCCATTGATGCCATATGATATGGCAACGTCACCTTGTTTCTTTCAACGGGGGCACCTATCTTGCCCAATCCGCTATTCTTTGGATACTTTTTCTTCATATAATCTTCTAATATGTCGTATTGGTTGTCATTCATTAGCAATAAGTCGTTCGGACCCAAATTACGATACACGTCGTTGGCTTTTTCCAACATTGACAACAGGGTTTCTTCTTGTAAGTGGTCGAGAACCGAAATGCCGTTACGTTTATAGTTGTTAATGGCGTTAATTATTGCGTCTTCTTCTTTCATCAATTCTTGACAGTTTGCTATGTTTAATGGTTTTACAGTCTTTTTGGTCGTTGTCGCCTTCGGCATCCTTACTTTTATAGTTTTGCGAGATGCCTTTAATTGTTTTTCGGCATTCTTTTGTAGCGCGATCTCTTCGCGTTTCTTTTGTGTTGCCGCTTTGACCTGTTGCTTTTGTTCCTTATGTTCCTGAGCCATCTGCTTTTGTGTTTTTGCAGTTATCTTGCTCGGTTCATCTTTGTCCATTATCTTGCTATACAATAACGAATTATATATATTTAGATTATTATGTAACATTATATGTATATGGCGATGCAAACTCGGTCTAAAACTAGTCCAACTCGCAAAACGCGGAAAATTCGCGGCGGCAATAGTAAGGATGGCAAAGGTAGCAAGGGCAGCAAGGGTAGCAAGGGTAGCAAGGGTAGCAAGGGTAGCAAGGGCAGCAAAGACAAACAAGTTAGTGCCGAAAGTTACGTGAATGACACGTGCCCAATCTGCTTTGAACATCTATCCGAAAGCCCTATCGTTACGACCGCGTGCAAACACACTTTCCACGAGAATTGCTTGATTGGATGGTGCAGCGCGCAACGCGGCGATCAAACTTGTCCAGTTTGCCGCGCAGGCATTGCGCAAACGTGCATTGCAATCGCACCATTTAATAGCATGGAGATATTCAGATATCTTGGTACTTTTGCGCCAGGAGGGCAAGCTCATAATAATGCAAGAGCCTTACATATAATAGCCAATCCATTGTTTGACCCAAATGTGCGTGCTACATACTTAACGGGCGATTCAGAAACATTTTCATTATTCTGGCATCTAGTTAGGCACTTGAACTGGACGCTACTAGAGGAGTTGCTTAAACGTCCTGATCTGGTAATCCCCGTCGCTGATGCGGCAGCTCACGCTGGTTCTGACAAGGTCAGAAAACTTGTTATAAAATACAAGAAAGTTCCCAAAGCATTGAAAAAGCTATGGATGTAATTTGGTGTACCCTATATTTTGATTAAGTGATTTAATGAAAATATTATAATGGGTTTATTATGCAGTGCGCAAAACAAATCCAAATTTCTGCATAACAAAATTGGTAAGATATTCGTCGCTATTTCCCCAAGCGGCATACTCACTTCCTTCAATTGTAACCGTTTCGTCCTTTACTGGATGTCCATCTGCATTCACAAAAATAACTTTAAGCATCAATAGTGAACTCTCTGGATAATCCATAGTTGAAATCGCGATTGAGGTAGCAATGACTGGTTCAAGCGCAAAATTTGCAATGTTGAACGAAATATTATTCATTTAGTTATACAATATAGTATGTTTTGTTTTCGCTAAATATCCGAATTTTGAATGTACATTTGATAACTTGAAATGTGCATTCCCGTCCCTTTTTATTGGCGTTTTATTAAATAAAAGACCATTTATGTCTGCACTCGAACGAATATTTGCATTGCGGTTGATTGTCTTGTTTATAATAACGTAAAATACTATAATGGATTTTATAAAATCAGAATTCGATAGTAAAAATGATAAGATGCAAGTTTACCTAGAAGGGTTAAAAAATATTGTACTTAATAACAATAACGGTTATTTAGAAGGAAACTGTTTTTATCATCATACAACATTAATTGAATATCCTGAATTATATACAAAACAATTAAATTTATTTTGGTGTGGAAAACAAGCAGTTACAAATATATGTGAAATTGGGTTTAATGCGGGTCATTCAACAATGTTAATGTTGTTAGGAAGAGATAAATCGCCATTAAATTTTACTATTTTTGATATAGGTCATCATCGTTACACTAAACCTAGCATTGAGTACATTCAATCGCAATTTTCGAACGTAAATTTTGAATATGTAGAAGGAGACTCGACGATTGTTATGCCTGAATGGATAAATAACCATAAAGAATTAATCGGTAAATATGATGTTGTGCACGTGGATGGCGGTCACAGCGAACATTGTATATCAAATGATATGAAAAATACAGATATGCTTGTAAAAATCAATGGAATTGTTATAGTAGATGATACGAATAGTCCTGAAATAAACAAATATGTAGATGTATACATCTCCACAGGAAATTACGTTGAATTAAATTTACTCGCAACGTATGGATATCAACATAGAATAATTAAAAAAATAAAATAAAATGCTGCGTCGATGCAACTGTATTATAACAAATATTTATGTAATGTAAATATTTGTTATAAAAATCGATGTCGTAAATGTCCAATAATGCGTCAAATTATGCACTGCGCAAAGCCAAGCCTAATTTTTGCATAACCAATTCGGTAAGATATTCGTCATTGGTTCCCCACGCACTATACTCGCTGCCTTCGATTTTAACCATTTCGTTCTTCACTGCGTTGCCATCTGCATTCAAGAAACAAACGTGCAGTATAACGTGTGATTTCAGAACCAATTCCATAACCGAAATGCGTATTGTGGTTGCAATTACAGGTTCGAGTGCAAAATTTGTAATGTTAACGGAAATTTCGTTATTCATTTAGATAATATAATATAGAGCACGTTTTTTTTTCGCTAAATGTACGAAATTCGAATTTGGAAAAGCTAAATAAAAAAGCATTATTGCTGCCTCTTTTTATTGGTTTTATCGGTTTTGTTGTTTTGTTTTATTTATGTTTTTATTAAATGTCGTCAATGTCCACCTCGGTTGTGTTTTCTAGTTTGAATGTACCACCGCCCGTTTTACCAGATGTCACGACCACTTTCTCATCGTCGTCGTCATCGCGACCTTGTCCAAAGTTAAAGTCGTCAGCGTCTGCTGTGTCCGACGGCGCATTTAGTGCTCGCAATTTTAGTATATTGGTCATATTGACACTCGGAATGCTTTTTAGTTGTTCTATGTTTGTTTCTTCATAGATGGTTAGAATTTCACAGTTCTTCACAGGACGTTCCCATTCTCGCAGTCCAATTAGTACAACCGACTGGATAGTAATGAGATTATTCCGCTTATTCTTGCCGCGAAACTTACCGCCAATGTGTCCGATTAGCCTAACGTTATCGGCGGTGTGTATTTCACACATACCATTTCCTAACATCTTTGTTACGCACGCAATTTGTTCAAGTGGGTCGCTTGGCAAACGCAGTCTCGCGTCACCTCCGCGCGATTGATTCTTACGTGCCAAGCCCTTTGATTTTGAACCGCCAGTTGTATTCTTTACCATTTTGATAACTGTTATGTTTGATACCTATTTAGTTTTAAGTTACGCGTCATTCAATTTTTTGATTATTCCCGATAAACTATATATGGGCATATTATATATCATATTATACTATAATGGCGCAGTCTAATTCGCAAACATACTTATTGAAAATACTTGAAATACCTGGCAAATCGGTGACACAGCAGTACATCGCAGTATTGAAAGACAAGCTTGACAAACTCGGATTAAACCATTCTATTAATATTGTAGTTGATGAGAACATGTTGCGCAATGTGCCGCAAACAAATGGACAATCTGGCGGCGGCGACGGTTCTACGTTTCCGTTCAATATATTTGAGAGTGCGCTTGATAAGATTTTACGAAGAAATGTGGAAGAACGCCCGCAAGAAAAGGGGTGGATATCTAATGCTTATGATAAACTGAAAGGATATAACCAACAACGACAGGGACTTATTGACAGATTGTTTTCATATACGCCATTGGATGATGTTCCTGATGTTAAAACGGTTGAACGCGCGGCGCCGTCTTATGCAGTTGAACACGCAGAATACATAGAATCCGCTGAACCAATTGAACCAGCCGAGTCAATAGAAACCGCCGAACCATCTGAACCATCTCAACAATCTGAACCAATCGAATCCATAGAATCCATAGAATCAGCCGAACCCATAGAACAACCCGACAATGTGATTGCTACAAACATAGACTTCCCGCAAAATTATTCGGGAGTGTTGTATATACAACTTATCATTTACAATCAACCTAATGGTAACTCGGATATAACGCTTGGCTTACACGAACTGAATCAATCTATTGAGGCGTAAATAGATTATAAAAAAAACGTGTTGTATGGATGTGGGTTAGGAGAGTGTGAGTTAGGAGTGGAAAGGGTGAAGCGAAAAAGAAGAGAGGGAGAGATGTTGA